AGTCGTGCCTACGTTGTAGACGGCGATGTCTCGGATGCAGATGTTAACGAAATCTTTGGTGGTTTTCTCACTGATGAAGACCCAGAGCTAGGAAAGTAATCATGGCTGATAAGAACCCAGGCGAGGGCAAGTATTACACTCGGGATCCAAAAGGAAAGCCAGTTCGAGAAGATATAATTGGGGCAGCCTTGTACAATGCCGAAGCAAGGCAAAAGGGTGACAAGACCTCACCTACAGAGCTTGCAAAAAACATGGAAAAGTCCGATGCAAAACGAGCTGCCTTAAAGAAGGTACTCGTAGCCAAGAAGGCTGCAAAAGACAAGAACAAGGGCGACGTAATCCCACAAGGTCCTCGTAGCAAGTCAAACCCATTTGTAGACGTCAACGATCCTAAGGGGAACGTAGCTCGCTACGGTCGCAAGTTCACAGCGCCAAAGGGCAAGACCGGAACCTCATACACAATCCCAAGCAAAAAGAAAGGCAAGTAATAATGCCAAACGTAAATGGAAAAAAGTTCTCGTATGACAAGAAGGGCATGGCTGACGCAAAGATGGCTGAGTCTAAGATGTCCAAAAAAGGTGCCCGCAGAAATGCCCTAAAAGCCTACATGGACAAGAACTTTAAAAAGAGCTAGTTAGCTGACTCTTCCGCTGCAGCTGCAGCTGCTTCCATAGCAACCTGAACGTGAGCTAGTCCTTCTAGGATTACCTCTTCAGTTTTGCATGGGAATGCAACTTCACAGTTTATACAGTTACCTGGATCATCTTCGTCATCTGGACGCTCTGGTCCGTGGAGCTGGTACACGCTATCTAGCGTTCCAAAAACCACTGCTAGTACATCGTCGAACGTTGCATTCTTACTCATTATTGTCCCGTCATTCTTTTTAGCATCTCTTGTTGATCTAGCTTCCATTTGTAGTCTGTACCGCCTGAATTGTAATCAGTCAGTCTCTGACCAGAGAAGAAGTTACTTAGTAGCCTAGCATTGTTTATGCGTCGTTCTTCGTCAGTCTCGTAAGGGTTTGGATCCTGACCCACACCAGTTAGCTTAGATAGCGTGCTTAGCACACCAACTTGACTTAGCAAGTACTCAGCAGGCCCAGGCAAATCTGCTCCGCTTCCAAGTCTGCTCTTTGCGGAAGACTCCATAAGCATCTTAATCACAGGGTTCAAGTTGCCAGCGAATGTGTCGTTAGCCCCCTCAAAGAACGAGTCAACAGGACTTTGTCCAGGCTGCAGCGTGAATGGCTTAAAGACCTGTCCAACTACGTCGATCGGCTGGATAGATGGCTGGATACCCCAAGCGTCACCCTTTCCATTTGGTCCTTGGAACTGTGGTCCCCATAGCTGACCAGTGTGGTAGCTTGCGTAGTTGGCGTTAGGGTCCCATGGATCTCCGAACGACTCTGGGTTCATGCCGTTGTAATCAGCAAATGCGTACTGAAACTTGCTAGGTATAGTTGTAATACCTGGCTTCTCAAGCATGGTAGCAATTACTTTTACTAGAGCTGTCTTCTGCCAAGTGTAGAAGTAGACCATTCTACGACCGTACTTCTGCTCAGCAGCTGAGAGGCTTCCCACTGTTGGGTGCCACTCACGCACTCGAGTTGCAGCTAGCTTTACAGCCTCTTCAAATGTGTCAGCTTTGGTCCTCTTTAGCTCATCAACGAAGTGAGCAATACGGAAAATGTTGTCACGCTTTGCAGCCAGTGGCGAAAGCTTTGCAGCTAGATTCTGGATAGGGGCAAAGATGCCCTTCTTAAATGACTCTCCAGCCCCAACGATGTCGTCAAGCTGTGAGGCGTAAGGTGTCATTACGATACCGTTGTCTCTCATTGCTTGCACAAGCAGCACGTCGTTTACGATGACTCGCTTATCGCCCTTTACAAACCAAACGTCGCTGGTTGCTCCAGCTTTAAGCTTCATGTTCTTTGGTGCAGAGCTTGCCACTAGAGCGTCGATCATCTTCTCAAAATCTGGGCCAAGCGCTCCTGGGTCCAGCTCCTTCATTAACCTGTAGACAGGTCCGTAGGATGAGGGCCTGACTCCAGCTAGCGCATTCATGGCTGCTTCACCAACTGTTGACACAACCCAGTGGGCAGGTCTAAATACAGTCTGTGTTGCCTTTAGGTTTGAAACGATACCATCGCTAATTCCTACAAACTGAGCAATCGCGCCGTCACCAAAAGTCTTGTCATAGGTAAAGTAGTCGTTGACATATCTAAGTTTTTCAATAACATCTTTGTGGAACAGAGTGTCGCTATCAACCAGCAGCCTACCGATGACGTCATCCTTATCGATGCGTACATAGTCGCCAACTGATTCGCCAGCATCTTTTATTTGCTTTATTGTTCTACCGAACTCAAAGGCTAGCGTCTCACCAAAAGCGATCTGACCTACTGCCCGAGTTGCAGCTATGTTTATCTGGTCTAGATACTTTAGAGGGTTCTTGCCCGCTGCCATGTCCTCAATATTGATTCGAGTCCAGAAGGTGTCTATGTCAGCGTCATCGGCAATACGCAAGGCACCTAGCCCAGCTTTTTGCAACTGAGCGTTTAGCTCGCTTGTCATCAGCCCTGTTCGAGAAGCCACACCAAAGGCAGATTCGCTACCAAATATCGCCTTTGTTAACAGGTCAAAGATTTGTACCATTTCAGGATCAAAGTCCAAGTCAGAGCTAGCAAGCCATTCTGTGATGTCTTCGATTTCATCGCCCAGCGCAGCAGAGTCGGCAGCAGCGTCGCGGTACTTCTGCACGGCTGCAAAAGACTTAGTTACCTCAGCTTCACGGCCCTTAAACTTTTTGCTAAACTTCTCAGCGATCTTGCTAAAACGGTGAGAGTTTGAGTACGCTTGCATTTCAAGAGAGTTAACGCCTGTCTTCATTCCCTGACCCATAGCGTTAGGGTTTAATCCACGGTTGGTTTTTTCAACTATGCCCTTAGCCTTTACCTGGTCAGTACTTACACGTGAAGTTTCCTGCAGTGCTTTTGCCTCAAGAGCAGAGGCTTGCGACAGGCGATTGTGAACAACGTTAGTTGATGCTGCTACTTGGATATCGTCCGAAACGGTTGCTATCTCTTCTGGGACAAACCCAGCTATTCTAATTATTTCGACTTGGATACCAAGGTCTTCGGTTAAGTGCTTTACAGACTCTGTGGTTCGCTCTACCGCTTTTTCGGCTGTAGTAGCCACTTTTGCCATCTTGCTTTTCTTAGATAGCGCTCTAACTAATGAACGCTTAAGTGCTGGCAAACCAGTTGCAACGTTACCGCTTCTAGTCGCCCCTGTAAACCTATTGTTCATCATTCCGCTTGTGATTAAGTCGTTTGCGTGTGCAGCCAGCTCGGGGTCACGGAAAGCTCTAGTGTTTAGGACGTCAATTAGCTTTTCATGTTCCTTCATTAGGCCACCGAAGGTGTCTAATGCAGACTCTTTTGCAAGTGTATTGTTTGCAACCACACCGCTCTTTGTTGCCCTGTAGCCCATTTGGTATCTAAGCATTCCAAGCATCAATTGTGAAGACTGCTTGTAGAGCTCAGGTATGTCGCCTGCAGCAGCTTCAATTGTGCGAGATCCATCAAGCTTTGCTAGTTCGTCAAAGTTGTCCGACAGGTGCTCTATTATCTCGTCGGATGCTTTTGCGATAGCAGCAGCGTCAGCGCCACCAAGGGCAGCTGCAGCACGAGTTTGGAACGAAGGCTCAAACAGCGTTTCGACAGCGACGTTTTTTAGTTGTATCCCTTCAGGCTTTTTGTAGATGTTAGACAGCGAGAACATTACTTCGTCGTACTCTGGAGTGCCCTTGGTCAGTACAAAATTAGGGTTAGCTTTGTAACTCTTAATTGTCAGCCAAGCTGCTTCAATAGCATTAGGAGGGAAGTTCCCCTGCAGGTAAGACTGGCCTGCACCGCCACGGTATTTACGCAGCTCCCAGATCAAGTCTGATTTACCAGCGCTGTTAAGAGATTCTATAATGTCCGTGTAGGTAATGTTTGACCTAAGCCCGACGATCTCTGATGAGATTTCCTCGCCAGTGTTAGCAACTCCGCTCCTGCGAAGTGTTGCTGCATAGCTCTCAGTAGACCTTACAGGGAGTCCAACAACACGGAACCATTCTTCTATTAAATCAATTTTCTTCATCTCGCGGGCAAAGATCTCGGCTCCCGTCCCGCCATCTCTGTAGGGTGAGTTCTTACCCTTAACGGTAAGACTGTTAAGGATTCCAAACCTGGACTCAGTAGAAAGCTCAGAAGCCCGAAAAGCACCGCTCATGATCAAGCTGTCGGCGTCTTCTACTATCGAAGTCCAGCCTCCGTCATATGCTTTCTGCAAAAGCTGCTCAACTGATTCGCCTCTCTTCTCGGCTATCAAAGCAAGTCGGGCTGTTAATTCAGGAAAAAGCTTGTCTCTAATTTGCTCATTTATGCTGCGAAGAACTTTTTTGCGCTGATTTACGCCAGCTGCATCTTTCTCAGGGAATGCTTCTATTTTTGCCTGGAATCTTGCTGCAGCTTCTTCACGCTGTCGAACCCCATTGGCTATTGCCTCTTCTGAAAGTCCAGGAACTATGTCTGCTTCTTCGCCAGCTTTTACGGCAGCTATAACCTCTTCTTTATCTCTGCCAAGCTTAGGTAGATCTATTAGAGCATCAAAGTCTGAAGCTGAGGCTGCACCGTTGGAATCTCCTGTGGCCTCAATAGCCATTTTTGCAGTAATAGGCAGCCTACTAGGAAGCTGAGCAGCTTTGTCAGCTGCTTGCTTCATGCCTCTGAAAGTTTCGCCACGATCGATTAAAGATGACACCGAGTCAGTATGAGCTGTAATTGCTCTTTTGGCTGCTTCAGTGGTGTCGATCGCTACGCCTAATGTCCTAGTTAGGCTAGCTAGCTGCGGTGCAGACAGCACCGTTTTGCCATCTTGTAGATCTATGGCCAGTTCGTTTATATTGCTGTAACCACCAGGCTCAAGGGCCTTAGCGAGGTCTATGCGACCAAGCTCGTCTGTTATCTTTGTAAAGTCACGTCCTGATAGGAACTCTTCAAATATCTGAGCCATGTCCTCAGATGAGACTGCTACACCTTTTCCACCTGCAACAGCTGCGATCTTGCCTTCAAGAAGGTTTTCCATAAGGTTAGTGATTGTTTTAAACGCTGCACTCTTTGCTGGGAGCTCTGGGACTAGGAAGCGTATAAACGCATCAGTCATTTTCCCAGTGTCATCCGACGAGATAATCCCGTCGATCCAAGGCTTAAGCTCTGCCTTTGTTTCGGCAGCGCTCTTTGCAAGGGCGTCTCTGCCTGAGGCAAACACTTCCAAAGCTTGTGACTTAACTGTCTCGTCAGAGTTCTTTGTCATGCGAGCAAGCATTGACATTGTTGCCGTCTCAGCAAGCCCACTGCGAGAGATGCGGTCAGCTTTTTCAGCTCTTGCTGCTGGAGTAATCTCTGCAGCTATGACAGCTGGGATCTCAGTCTGAGTTGTGATCGTCGCACGCTCAGCGGTGAGCAATTCTTTATCTGCTTTTGAGGCAGTAGGCAGTAAACGACTGATCTCAATTAGGCGCTTACGGTCATCCTTAGAAAGCTCAGCCTTTTTGCTCTTGCCTTTACCTTTGCCCACAGTAGGATCTAATGGGTCAGGCGCACCAGGCTTAGGTTCAGCTGCCTTGACCTTTGGTGCGTCAAGCTCTGGGATCTCGCCTGAGTTTCTGTTTACAAACGCAAAGTAATCGTCGCCAACTATCTTTGCGGTAGATGTCCACCAGCCGTACTTTCCCTCACCAACTGGGCCGTTGCCCTGCTTAATTGCAGAAAGCTCTACTTCTTTGATTTCTGCTTTTCGGGCAAGTTCTCCAAGTTCTGCTGAAAGTTTTATAGATGCAGGACTGCTTTGTTTGCCAGCGTTATCAAGTGCGGTAATTATTTTTGCGTACTTTGCAGCCTGAACATCACGCTTTTTATCTAAAGCTACAAGCTCAGCCTCTGTGTCTTTGAGGAGCTTTCGGTTTTGTGCAAGTCGAGCTTTAAACAAACCCTGAGCATTTATATCAGAAGCCCATTGCATCCGCTCTGGCTTTGTTGCTGTCTTGATCTTTGAGGTTGTGCCGTCAGACTTGATTAAAGTTGCGACACCTTCGTCTTCTAGCGTGCGAGCAATCTGTGCAGCAAGGTCATTAAAGTCAGCTGGGATTGCGATTTCTTGACGTGCAATCTCTTCAAAGATTTGCTGCTCGCCAGGAGTTCTGTTAGCTGCTGGCTTCTTGATAATTGCCAGTAGCTTTGTCGTTGTAAGCTTTGAGATCGCCTCAGGAGACGTAGCGAGTGAGGCAAGCTCAGAGTTTGCGATCTCGGTTAGACGCTGCTTGATCTGAGGAAGAGCTCCCTTTAGATCAGCTGTCATTGCTGGCTTAAGCCCAGCTAAGTATGAACCAGGCAAAGGGGGACGGTTTGGGCAAAAGTGTCCAGTCCTTTTGACACTGCGCTAAGTGGAACTAGCGAGTCTTCGATGCCCTTAAGCTCTCGTTCTGCCCCAGCCTGCCCGATAAGTTCTTGACGCATCTGCTCGTCAGGAGCTATGTCGGTTGCAGCTGCCTGAGTGTTTGGTTCAATTAGGTCAGCTTTTTCTTTTTTAATTTTAGCAAGAGCTCTTTTTGATGCAGCTGCAGCAGTAGTTTCATTCTTGTAAGTCTTACCTATTGCCGAGTGGTCTGTAATAACTTCGCCGTCTGCAGTTTTGAGTACAACCTCAAACGTGTTGTTGCTGCCCTTTTGCACATTAGCAACAGCGTCAGCACTCTTTGCAGCAGCTGCTGCTGCTGCAATTTGCTTTTTGGTCAGTTTCTTAATCCCAGCGTCTATGCCAGGAAGTACAATTTGGCTAGCCTTTAGCTCTGCTTCTTTAAGCTTTGCAGCACGGGCTTCCGCTTTTCTCAAAATGTTGGGTACTATGACGACTTCATCAGATTTTGCAAGTTTTTTCACGTCTCGCATAGCTAAGCGACTAACCTTAGCGTTCTGCTTTGATACAGAGAACTGAGTCTTTCCAGTTTGGTATCCACGGTTTATACCAGTAAGTAAGTTACCAATTTTCTCAGAGTCAGTCAGCGCACGATCTACTGGAACGAATGCGCTTTGAGGATCCTTGGCTGCTTTTAGCAGTCCTTCGTTACGGGCAATGGTAGCTGCGCCTCTTTCAGCCTTTGCAGGAAGCTTTGCTATTGTAGAGCCAGTCTTTGAGGCTACTGCAGCTAACTTTGCACCCTGAGCAGCACCTTTAACGCCAGCAAGCATACCGCCTGTGATGTAGGTTGTAGGGTCAAGTCCGATGTCGAGAGCAAGGCCAAGTCCAGTTGCAACGGCGTCATTAGCGCCTAAGTCTTTAAGGTTGTCAGAGTAGGTGCGTCGCTCAGCGATACCTTTCATGGCTGCAGGGATCGAAGAGAATGGGTTTAAGGCGTCTGCTACTCCGCCAAGGTCTCCGCTTTTTGCTGCGCTGAAGTTTTGCCCAAGCTTGTTTGCTACACCCGCTGTGGCATAGCCACCAGTTGAAAGAACGTCAATAGCCCATTGACCAAGGTTCCAAGCGCCAGGCTTTTTTTCAACAGTGCGATCTACTTTGCTGGGATCAAATGTTGCGGAAGCTTTTGCGCCTGTGCTCAGGATTGCTAGAAGTTCAGGAGATAGGGCCATGCTTAGATCTTACTAGAAACTATTAGCAATAGCTTCTATAAGCGCCGACTTTTCAGCCTGAGTAAGCTGTGCCCCAGATGTTTTTAGTGCGTCTGCAACGGCAGTCGCTTTGTTCCATTCCCTACTTGAGGCTGGATTTAACATTACTCCGCTAGTAGTCATCCAATCATTGTAGGCACTCTGCACGTTACTAACACCTGTTTGGTCTAGGGTACCTAGCTCAAATCCTCTACTGATTGCTTGAGTAAGAGGGTCTGAAGATGCTAGCAATTTTGCTGTTCGATCAGCAGCAGCTGTTTGTGCAGCACTTGTGGCTTTCTGTGCAGCAGCAGCAGCGGATGCAGCAGCGGATGCAGCAGCAGCAGCTTGAGCTTGCTGGTATGCTTGCTCAGCCTGAATCTGCTGGCTCTGTAGATTAAAGTCCTGCTGATCCACGCCCTGCAAGTAATCTTCTTTAGCGCCTTGCAAGCGAGCAATGTCCTCACCCTGACGGTATCCAAAGCTGGTTGCGTCAGCACGTGCAATGTCCTGAGAGGTAGCGTTCATGGCGTCAAGCATTCCAGACCAGTTTGACTGGTTAGCTGCTTCCGTGTTCTGTGCTGCCTGAGCACCAGCTGAAGCAACGTCGTTACCTGCTGTACCCAAATCGCCAACGCCCATGCTTCCAAGAACAGCTTGGTTCTGAGAGACTCTGCTAGCTTCGCGATCAGACATCCCAGACATTGTCTCAGCGCCACGGCTTGCAGCAGCTGCTTGTAGACGCTCATAAGCTGTGTTGATGCTATCGACATCATCGGTACGTGCTCCAATTAGCTGCCCGTAGATGTTTGTAATCTGACCAGAGTTTTCTGTGTAACGGCTGTTAGCGTTTGCACGCTGTTGGTCTAGTGCAGCAAATAATGGTGCAAAGACTTTATCTAAGCCTGATCCACCGCCACCGCCACCAGGTCCAGGGTTGGGATCATTAAGTTGTGTCTGGGGTACTTCTGTTTCTCTGTTTAGATTTGCTTTTCTAGCGTATTCGGGACCAAAGTTTTTAGGCGCTCCTGGCATTCCTGAGCTGCTAACAGGGTTAGCTGCGTTCTTTTCCGCTAAAGCCCTTGATTTCCAATCGTCATAAGTTAACGCTTTTGGTATGCCAAGACGGGGGCCGTCCATCTGGTTACGTGTGGTGCCATACTTATCAGCAGCATAAGAGTACCCCTGAGAGCGGGGTTGGGCTGTGCTTGCCTGCTTTTCGGCAGCAATAATGTCTCTAAACCAATCTTTCTCGGCCATTAGTTTCCTATCTTCAATGTCTTGCCAGCGTAGATCTTGTTTGGGTCAGAGATCTTATTAAGCTTTGCCAGTGCTGCAACAGTTGTTTTGTTTCTGCTAGCAATTGCGCTCAAAGTGTCGCCAGACTTAATTTTGTAGTCAGTAGTGCTTGAGGTCTTAGCTGGGGTTTGAGTCGGAGTAGTTGGCTGAACAGGGTTGGGGTTCTGCGTTTGATTAGGGATAGGCGAAGTGTTTGCATTCTCAACCTGATCTAGTCCGTACTGCTTAGGCAGTTGCTGTAGATTAACTACGGCTTGCTGCCTTGCTGCCTGGCCAACTGATCCAAACTTGGTTGGGTCAGTCATGAATGTTTCTCCGTCAAGAGCACCAGCTCCGTACAGAAGCTCTTTCTGGCCTTCTAGGCCAGTTATGTTGCGCTCAGCTGAAGTGCGAGCTTGCTCAACATCACGCTGAATTGGAGCGAAGCCTCTGTTAGCCATGGTTCTCATACCACGAGAGGCGTAGTCGCCTGCAACGTTTCTAATGGCTTCGGCTTGATACTGGCGACGCATAACGTCGTTCTCAAGCTCAGAAGCTTTTGCTGTATTGATGTCAAAGTTGGCTTTTGTTAGACCAGGCAGGTAAGTCTGTAGGTAGTTGTTCTTTAGCTCTTCTGTATAAAGAGGGCTGTTTAGGATGTTGCTAAGAATGTTTGACTGGTCGACTGCCATATTTCCAGAAAGCGAGGGTGAAGTAGACGGTGCTGCAAATGCTTGAGTGTAGGCTGTTTGCTGCCCACCCTGATTAACCGAGTAAGGGTTTTCTTTTGTTATAGGCTTATTGTTTGAAGAGAATCCGCCTATGTTACCATCAGCAGCGTAGCGAAACATTTCTTCACGAAGTTGTGCGTCTGCAGCATTGCCAGTTTCTAGCGCTGTCATTGCAGCACCAAATTCTTCAGCGGTTGCGTACTTTGAGAAATCGTTAGCCATTATAGGGACCTCAAATAGTTTGGACTTGCGTAACTACCAGTTGCCGAAGCTCTCGTCTTAGCTGCAAGTGCGTTCATCTTTGCTTTGCGCTTTAGGTCACGGGCTGCGTAGCCACTAGGATCAACAGCGCCCGACGTTGGGTTCGTTCTTCCCATCCCATATTTGCGAGCTCCTGCTGCAAAGGGGTTGAACTCGGGAGTACCTAGTACTCCACGCTCAGCGCCTGCCATTAACTAACTCTTTCCGAAATCGAAGCCTTTGTCCCGATCATCGGTGTGAGGCTGAAGATCTGAGCTGGGGCTGTAGACGCCGTACCGTCTGTTGTTATGTATATCTCAAAGTATACCCGACGAAAGCGGAGAGCGTGGTCCAACTTGAGGTTTAGTCGCTCAGGCTTACTCCAAGTAAATGCTGAAGTTGTAGTCACGTTAAATGGGTAAGGTGTTGGATTATCAAAGCCAAACTCAGTTGCTGCTTCAAGTTCTGGCCAAGTAAAAGTGCCCATCCAGTCCCAAGTAGATGATGTCATTGTTTCAAGCGACACTGGGAACACTTTTGCGGTTACGTTGCCAACTGCCATAACCTCAGCAGCCCACCAGTAAAGTCTTTTCCATTCGTTAGGAGTTTTAAAGTCGTAGATCTTTGTCCTGATTGAGCAGGTCATCTCTTCAGCACCATCGGTGGGATGCAAGTGGTCGCTAATGCGGTAAAGATTTTGGTCTCCATCGGCTGCGTTATTTGAAATTACAAAGCCTTCGATTGCTTTCTCTATTGAGTCAGTCACGCCCACGAGAGTCTTGCAGTAAACAAAGCCAGTAGTCGTCACCCAAGTTGACCAAGTACCAGTCTTCATCTGCAACACGAAGATGCTGCCAGAATAAAACACAATTAAGCGAGCGCCGAGTACAGAAACTGCATACGGCACTGTAAGTGTATCTGGCTCTACCGTGGACTCTAAGCGAACCTTTTGGTCGTTTAGGCTCTGGAACACTCCGTTGTAGTAGCTGTAAACCTGCTCACCAGAAAGAACGATTAGAGCGTTCTCATACCGAACAATACACTGCTGGCTTTCAGCGCCAATGCCTTCTTGCACCTTTGCCATTATTCCTTCTTCTGGAAGAGCAGAGAAGGTGTAGCGGTAAGTAGAATCATTTCTAAAAACTGTTAGATCGTTGTATCCAGCGACAAGACCAGTAATCCATTGTCCGTCACCGCTGTTTACTGAGGAGAACGCTGAAGCTACGTTCCAGTATCTCCAGTCCTGCTCAGGTGATCCATACTTCACCGCTAATGTTTGACCAGTACATAATGGACTGAGTTGCTGTACCCTGAGGTCCAAAAGCAAATAGTCTTTCCTGGTGTAGCTCAAGACCAGCAGCTGCAGGAAGTGTAGCTAAAGTTTCGGTAGCTAGCCCAGTTACCCAAGCGCTGCCATTCCAGGTTTGAGCTCCAGCAGGCCCCCAGTATGCACCTGCCCCGTCGGACCGCGACATGATAAGAAAGCTTTGAAACTGAACAAAGTCAGAAGCCTTGTGATCCCAAATCTCAAGCCACGTTGCATCTAAGTCAAATGTGTAGGTCTTGGTAGGCGACGTGTACACACCGTATCTAACGCCCGCTTCAGAAACGTAGAACCCCAGCATGTCAAAGTGAACGTTAGCTTCTGGAAGGGTGTCCGTGCCATGTGGCCAAATTGGAGGTCGAGAAGTTAGCGCACCTTTAGGCGTGAACGCTAGGTTCTGAAGGAACGGCAGCTCATTGTCTGCAATAACTGATTCGTCCCAGAAGTTGTTGAGCCCGCCTGAGAAGTCGTTCAGTACAGCTGACCGCTGCCTTACGGTATCAGACATAATCTAACGGATCTGGGTTGACGGAAGAATACTTATCGCTCTGCGAGATGTTCTCTTTGTAGCTGAGCCTGTCTAATCCGTCTCTAAACTGGGACTGCTTTACTCCTGCTGCTGCATAGTTTTCGTCGTACTCTAAAGCCTGCATCATGCAGTAGTCAACAAGGTTATTCATGTAACGATCTGGGATACCTAGAGGGCTGTTTGAGTCCGTGACAGCAGTAGGCTGCTTAACGTACTCAAGCTTTAAGCCATTTGTAAAATTGGTCTCAGGCGTTGGGTAAAAAGTAATTACGCCAGCTCGCTCATACCAGACGTCGGGGTATTTTGATTTAGCGTCTGTGTTTGGGTCGTCAGCGAGAATGAAGTCCCTAAATCCCTGCGGGGAAAGGTTCTTGATTGGTCTGTTCTCTACGTAGATAGCTTCGATGTACTGAACCCTGTCTGTAGGGAATGTGTACTCGGCTTGCCCTGCCACTATGTTAGAGTTTTTTACGTCTTTGAGGATTGGGTTAAAGTTTACAATTTCCTGCTGGCCGTCGTTGATCCATCTAAAGATTACATCGTCAGTAAGTTGGGCTCCTGAGTTGTCGCCAAACTGGGTCTTTATTCTCTGGACAACATCGAGCGCTGTTTTTGTAAAAAGCTCTGCTGGCATTATTTCCTAAGCGTAGTTCCATCGTGGGTGTAGCTGCTCTTTTTGGATTTCATGATTGAGCCCATGACATCCTTCCGCTCTTCCATCCATTCTACCTCACGTTTTGCTTCAACTGCCCTGTTAGCCATCTCTAAAATGTCAAGTTTATTTACTTTTGAGTCAGCATCTGAAGTGTTGTTATCTATCAGCCAAGCAACTATCCTGTGGTCAATCTCAGATTCTGGCAGTGTTCTAATGATGTAAGGGGGCAGCATGTGAGGCTCGTCAATAACCGCAAAGGGGTTATTGGGATCGTAGGCAGGGTGTAAACTGTCCAACTTTGTAAGCCTGACAGTCGGAAACAGATCCTTAACTACCGCAGCGACTCGGCGCTGTTTCTCTGTGTAAAGTCCGTCTATTTTATCAAATTCAATGTATGGCATTGGGTCTCCTTTTACCTTTAAGTATAGTAAGAAAAAACCCGCTGGACCAGGTGAGACGGCCCTGGTCCAGCGGGAGTTTTTTCGCTTTTTTACAGCTCTGCGATACCCGTTAGCTTTGCGTGAGCATTTCTACGGTATGTACCTAGCTGGCTGTACTGGAAGTAGCGAGCTTCGTATGCGTCAGTGTCAGAGACACGTGACCACATTGAACCATCGCGGTCCATCCATGACCAGTCCTTCTTGCGGTTAAGAACGATCTCCTTGCTCGATAGAGCGTAGAGGGTGTTCTCAGGAGCAGCGTAGTCAGATACGAACTTGATTGGCTTACCCAATGCGTCGAAGCTGAATGCGCGCTGTCCACCAGTCAAGGTAGCACCGTTGGTGAACTGGCGTAGACCCTGTAGTAGGTTCCAGTATGCGTTGAACACACCTGGGCTTGCTAGCATTACGTCAACGTCGCCACCCGCGAGCTCGGTTAGAGTTCCTGGAGTTCCGTTAGACGAAATGTCGGTGACGGTTGACTGCCAAGTTGGGTAGTTAGCTGCATCGATTCCGTGTAGCTCACCTGCTCCAACGATTGCAGCAAGTCCAGTCCACTCCTTGTTGTAGGAGTGAGTGGTGTTAGAACCACGAACTAGTACGTCGGCTGCAGCAAGAGCTGAGATAGTACCAGTAACGGTAATAACATTGGTGCTCTCGTTGATTGCAGTAACGGTTAGCTCTGTACCTGAGTCAGCAACTGCTCCAGTTCCTGTGTCAATACCAACAAGAATCATGCCTTCCTGTACCCAGTGGGTAGAGTCGACTGTGATAGCCTGTCCTGCTACGGAAACAACTGTAGCGATTGTACCTGTTCCATCGCCATAAACCTGACGGTTTAGGTCAACTGCTAGGTCGCGCTTTAGACCTTGGATTTCCATGTCTACAACGTTGATGAATGCCTGATAATCTTCTGCAGCCTGCTCGAATAGCTGGCCATCTACTTCAATCGAACCGTAAAGGTTTGTTAGGTAGAGGTGGGCCTGCTTGTACTTCTGAGCGCCTGCAGTTGGTAGCTTCTCACGAACGCCACGTGCACCAATACCTTGGTTACGTCCGATGTGAGTGTCGAAAATTACTTCTTTGCCATTGCGAGTGATGTTGGCTGACGATGACTCAATCATTTGCAGCGCAGGGTTCTTATCCCTTAGCTGCTCGTGGAGATCGCCATACACAAGCTTAATAGCCTCGGAAGCAAAAGTCAGAATTGACTGTCCTGCCATGAGTAAGACTCCTAATATAGAAATGGGTTGTTTGCGTCGCCAATGCCCTGACCACCAGATAGTGGCTGTACTTATGACTAGTCTAGGATACCATAAAATAAAAGATCCCTAGCCCTGAAAACAAGGCTAGGGATCTTCTATTGTCTACTACAAACTGTTTGCAGTACCCTTTAGCTGGGCCTGAAACATTTGCTCTAGCATCTGCTTTTTACCTTTGTCATCTTTGGGAACAGACATTGCCTCCGAAGGAACTCCAGCGCCACCGCCATTGCCGACTATAAATGGTGCGTCTGCTTTTGGTAGGTCGCCACGTACGGAGTACTTTACGCCAGTGATCTCTGCTAGCTCACGTGCAGCGGTGTACACGGTTGCGTCTTCGCCACGCTCAAGCTGAACTTCCATTAGCTTAAGAATGCGATCTACTGTTGGAGCTGGGATATCGTATTTGCTAGTCATTTCCGTGATCTGCTGATCTAAGATAACAGACTCACGCTCAACCTCTTTTTGGTACTCCATGTTCTTGATGTACTCTTCTTGCTGGCTGAACTGAGCATCTCTACGGTCGAACTCCTTCTTGATAGCAGGATCCATTTCGTA